GGCCATCGGGTCGCCGTCGCCAGACAGCCAGCGCAGCGCCCGAGCCTCGTTCTCACGCAGCGCGACCTCGCGACGCTCCAGTTCCTTGCGGCGAGCCGCGGTGTCCTGGAACGCCTTGGTGAAGCCGCGCTCGAAGTTGCGGTACTTCGACTCGAAGCCGCGAATGAGGGAGTTGCGAAGGCTGTCGTCGCCGACCTTGCTGAACCAGTCAGCCTTGGTCAACGCATCCAGCTCCCCGTTCCAGTCGAAGACAGGCGGAGCCTCTTCGACGGGCTCGGGCGCAGCCGCCGACGCCGAGTCGTCATCCATCGACTCCTCGACTTCAGACCCCTCGGACGCGACGTCCTGCGTCTCGTTCTCTTCCTCATTCTCGGCGTAGAACATGACTTCTCCTTGTTACTTCTTGCCCATCGAGGGCTCGGTCGGCATCGGCGGGGGAGCCATCATGCCCTCCTTCGCCATCTCCTTCCGCGCCATCATGTCTTCGCCCGCGCCGAGATTCTTCTCAAGCTGCATGCGAAGGTTCATGTCCTTGGACAGCATGTCGGCGATCTCCGCGGCGCTCTTGCCCGCGAGCTTCGGCATCATCTGCGCCGCGTCGAAGAGCATCTGCGCCTTCTCGGCAGAGACGCCCAGAACGTCCGCGATCACCGCCGTCTCGTTCGGAGCGCTCGTGCCCGTGCCGGGCTCCATGCCTTCCGGCGACCGCGAGGCCGCAGGAGCCATGCCCGTCTCCGGGCCGCCCGGACCACCGGCAGGAATGCCCGCGTCGGCGAGGATCGCGTCGATCTCGTCCATGACGGGCTTCAGGTCGCGCCGCGGGATCATGCCGCCCGCGGGGGCGCCAGCGGGAGCGGGAGCACCGGTGGGAGCGCCTGCGGTCTTGTTCATCTCGGCCATGTTGCACCTCTAACGTGGTTTGGTGAAACCGGGAAGGTAAGACAGAGCGCGGCCCGGCCCGCTACTCATCATCGGAACTCTCGAAGCCTCGGCCGGGGTCCGACATCTCGAACGCCACGCCGAGGTTGTTGCCTGCGATGAGCAGTCGCTTGTTCGGAACCGCGCGACGCTCTCCCGTCTCGCGGTCCTCCACCATGATCATGTCCGTGGCCCCGAGCGCGCTGACGACGCGAAGCTGCCGCGGGTGCTGCGCGGCCGCGATCTTCGCCGCCTCCAAGGGCCTCATACGCCACCCGCAGGCGCCGCAGGACGAGGCGACGGAGGCGCCATGTTCTGGCTGGTCGCCTTCGCCACCGCCTCAGCCTTCTTGGCGCCCTGCTCCACCTTGGCCTCGCGGATCATCTGCGTGTCCACGCCCGCCTTCTTCTGGCTCTCGTAGTGGCGCTGCCGGACACCATCCAGGCGCGCCTGCTTCTGCGACTGCGTCTCGCTCGTCAGCTCCACCCGGTGGCCCGGGAAGCGCTGCTGGATCGTCGCAACCGCGCGGTCGTAGTCTTCCTTCGTCTCGGCCTTCCCGAGCACGCCCATGTCGATGGCCGTGAACGAGCCGTAGCCGTGACCGCGCACCGACGGCGCGATGCCATGGCTCCAGTCAACCTTCGTGGGGACCCCGCACTCATCGCACGAGGGCATGTCCTCGACCCGAACGAACGTGTCAGCCTTACCCCATCCACACGCAGGACACCGTATATCATGAATCGGCATGGTATTCCTTGAACTTTAGTTGAAAATTTCTTAGGCGACCGGGATGGGCGTGGGGCCCATCGCCTGCATGACGTCGGACGGCGCGTTCTGCGTGGCGGCCTCGGTCGTCTCCGCGCCAGGCACCTCCTCGGGAGGAGCCGGGAGGGCGCCCTGCGGAGGCGCGCCCGGAAGCCCGGGGGCTCCGCCGCCGCCCATGCCCATCATCTGCGCCATCATCATCTGCTGCGCCATCGCCTCCTGCTGCTCCAGCTCCTCCTTCGGGATGAGGAGCTTCGTGGAGAGGCCGACGCCGCTGACCAGCTCTTCGAGCAGGACGCGCTTGTTGATGTTCGGGTCCTGCGCGAGGACCGGGAACAGCTTGAGCATCGTCTCGGCCATGACCGAGGGGTTCTGGCGGATGGGGTTGTACGACACCATCGAGAAGTTGACGTCCACCTCGCGGATGTCCGCGAGCCCGACCTCGCTCCAGCCCTCGTGACCGCTCACGGCCACGAGCTTCGGCTCCTTCATGTACTTCTTCGCCAGGTAGAAGCACTTCTCCGCCACGTCCTGCAACGCGGTGTTGATGTGGCCCTCGCGCGTGGCGAGACGGGTCCGCATCTGCGCGTCGATGATCGCCATCTCCGTGGCGGTGCGCGCTCCGGCCACCTGACCGCGGGCCGCCTCGGCCAGCGCCGAGATGAACGCCGCGTCGCCTTCCTGCCGGGCGATGAAGTTCTCGACGCCGACCGGGACCTGCGGCATCGGCATCTCGTAGAACAGCGTCGAGAGCGTGCGGAGGCCCTCGGCGTTCGTCGGGCTGATGGGCACGAACGAGCCCGTCGCCGCCTCGACCGCCTTGTTCAGATCCTCTTCGGTGATCAGCTCGCTGTTGAAGAGGATGCGCGGGATCATTAGGTAGACGATCTGCTTCATGTGCGTGAGCAGGTCGTTGATCGTCTCCTGCTGGTTCAGAACGAGCTGGACCTCGGACAGGCCAAGGCAGTCCACCGCGCTCTGGTTCAGCGTGAACATCGAGTAGGGGATGTAGTCCAGTTCCTGCTCGAACACGACCGCGTCCGCCTGGCGGACGTAGTGGATGACCTTGTTCGTCTCGCGGTCGTAGTACTCCCAGACCGTGACCCACTCGAACGCGTCGCGGAGCTGCGACACGTCGCTGTTCTTGTAGGAGTCCGTGATCCACTTCGGGTAGCGGTCCGGCGTCACGTCCGCGATCTTGGGCGACTTGTAGGCGCCCGTCTTCACGCGGCGCTGGAACTCGGTCCACGGGATGACCGCGGCCTCCAGCCAGTAGCGGATGTCGTCCACGTCCCGGACGGTCTGGTCGAAGAAGATGGCGCCGGGCTCGATGACGCGGACCACCGGCTTGTCACCGTTCACGTCCCAGCCGACCTTGAACACGCCGCGCTTGCAGAGGACCGCGTCGATGAGCGCGGTCGCAGCGCGACGGCGCATGTTGTTCACGTCGAACACGTACTCCATCAGCCCGTTGACGAGCGGGATGGCTTCTTGGCTCTGGCGGTTGCGCGGGTTGGCCGCGACCTTCGGGTTGGGCCCGAGCAGCGCCGACACCGCGGTGTCCGCGATGGCGTAGATCATGTTCTTCGAGCAGAGGAACGAGGGGATCGCGCCGTCGCTCAGGTTGACGTCGTTGCGGCTCGTGTAGAACTCGCCGCGGTAGTAGCGCCGCGCCTTGTCGAAGTTCTTCTTCTCGGTGCGCTCGTAGAAGCGGCGATGACGGTCGATGAGATTGCTGAGATTCATGTCCACTCCCGAGCGATGGGCTTGAAGGGATTCCGCGAGGCTGCCCGCTCATGATGCTTGAAACGGTCGAGGTCTGCGATGGTAACGCGAGCTTCGTCGGCAGGCGCGTAGTTCTGCACGGGCACAGGCGCTTCGTCGCTGGTGAACCGGCGGCGAGAGAGGATGTCCGCGGCCATGACCGCGGTGCGCGCCAAGTCGAAGTGGTGCGTGGTGCCGTCGCTGTTGGCGGACCGCTTCGTCCGGTTGCCGTCGTAGTTGATGAGCTGGTGCAGCAGCGGGCGCGAGCGGATGGTCAGCTCGTCCTCGCGCAGCATGCGAACCAAGCGGGCCTCGCCTTCCTGCACCCGCTTCTCGGTGGCGTACCAGCCGGGGTGGTTGCGGTCGGTCCAGAGCAGGTTCTTGGCGCCCTTGTCCTTGAGCATGGCGATACACGCCGCTGCGTTGGACTCGACCGCCAAGAGCGCTTGGTTGTAGAAGCGCTGGAGGTTCAAGAGCCGCTCGCTGAAACGGCCTGGGTCCTCGCGGCCTTCCCACACGGCGACCTCGCGACGCTCGATGGCGTCCCAGACCGTCAGCGCGCTGTTGTCGCCGACGCTTCCGAAGCCCGCGGGGTCCGCGCAGATGAGGTACGCACGACCCTGCACCGGGCGCTCCAGCAGGCTCGCTCCGCGCTGCGTGGGATCCGGCGGAACGATGGAGTCGCCCAAGCTCTTCTTCAGCACGTCGACCGGCATGACCGGAGAGCCGGAGCCGAGCCAGCCGTCGTACGGGTCGGACGGGTACTTCGACGTGAACAGCCGCTCGTCGTTCGCCATCTCCGTCTGAAGCGACAGGCGGCGGAACGCCAGGTTGTGCAGGTCCATCCCCGGATGGCGCTTCATGTACTCCAGCTCGACCTCGGTCGGCTTGAGCCCAGAGGGGTCCGCGCGACACGACGGGTCCAGCCACCACTCCAAGAACACGGGGTGGAAGCGGCCCTTGCCTTCGAGCGCGTTGTGCCACATCGTCTCGTGGTGGCTGCCCGCGGCACCCGGCGTCGACTCCAAGATGACGCGAGCGTTCTGGCGCTTGTTGACGGCGGGGAAGATGTTCGCGGCGGCCTTGCGCTGCCACTGTGCTTCACCGAACTCGGTGATGAGCAGGCGGTCGATGGAGCGACCGACGGCAGGACTGCGGCCACCGGCCGTCAGCACCTTGATGCCGCCGCCATGGACGAAGTGAATCTGCGTCGTGCCGGGCTTGCGGCCGTCCTGCACGGGCACCTTCACGTCCGACGGCAGACGCCCGTAGGCGAACAGGATGCGCTCGAAGATGTCTTCGGCCGTGTCCTGCCGCTCGGCGATGAGCACGCCCTTCACGCCCTCCAAGAACATGCAGTCGCGCAGCAAGAGCATGACGGACGGCGTCGTGATCTTCGCCTGGCGGAACTTGTCGCAGAGCACCCAGCGGTGGTCCGAGCAAGCCTGCAAGAACTTCATCTGGATGTTCGTGGGCTCAAGGTAGCCGATGGACTCGTCCTCTCGGACGATCTGGCACATCGACACGAACGCCCATGGGGTCGAGAACAGTGCGTTCACCTTTCCCATGTGCAGGCCGGGGACCTGCGCGATCTTCGCGCCGCCCGGTAGACTTGCGGGTGCGGACAAGGTAGACTCCCTGACGTCTATGCTATCATGGTATGGGCTGGAGTGCGACATGGCGGAGAAGTGGATTCAGGGGGCCATCAAGCGTCCCGGTGCTCTGCGTGAGAAGATGGGCGTCAAGGCCGGGGAGAAGATCCCCAAGGGCGAGGTCCGCTCCAAGATCAGCGCGCTTCAGAAGGAAGGCGAGGGCGACAAGAAGCTCTCCGCCGCCAAGCGCATGCTGCTCAAGCAGCTCGTGCTCGCCCGTACGCTCGGCGAGATGAAGAAGTGATCGGCACCGACGTGCAGAACACCACCCTGCCCGACAAGAAGCCGGGCAAGGCCATCCCCGCCGCCCAGAAGCGCGCGATGATCAAGCAGTTGGTCATGGCCCGCCCCAAGAAGGAGTACGGCTCCAATGGCTGACGGCAAGTACGGCCGCATCAACTTCAAGCCCCCGCAGTCCGTGTCGGCCGCAGCCGTGCGCGGACTGATGCTGCGTCGCCAGCAGTCGAAGTCCCAGAAGGCGGGCCTCGACGTGAAGCAGGCCGCCGCGCAGGGCATCGGTTCCGGCGTTCAGCGCGCGAGTGACCTCAAGGCCCGCGCCACGATGAGCCCGTCGACCGTGAAGCGGATGAAGGCGTACTTCGACCGCCACGCCAGCGACTACAAGCTCGACGCCGGGAAGAGCCCCAAGGAAGACAAGGGGTACGTCGCTGGCCTCCTCTGGGGAGGGGAAGCCGGGAAGTCCTGGGCCAACAAGGTCGTCCGCCAGATGGAGGCGGCCGACAAGCGAGGGAAGTGATGGACCGCCGCCAGACGCTGAAGCAGGTCTACTCCAACCCCGCACTGCGGGAGCGCATCAAGAAGCGCGTCCTCGCGGGCGGCAAAGGCGGCAAGCCGGGCCAGTGGTCCGCCCGCAAGGCGCAGATGGTCGCCCAGCAGTACAAGAAGGCTGGCGGCGGCTACAAGAGCGGCCCGTCGAAGTCGCAGAAGAGCCTGAAGCGCTGGACCAAGCAGGAGTGGCGCACGCCCTCCGGCAAGCCCAGCGTGCAGGGGCCGAAGGCGACCGGCGAGGTCTACGCGCCGAAGAAGGCCATCGAGCGTCTCCGCTCCAGCCCGGGCGGAATGCAGAAGCTCGTCTCGGCTACCCGCGCCAAGCGCGCCGCCACCCAGAAGGGCGAGCAGTTCGCGCGCCACGGGCTCCACAAGGGCAAGGACCGCTAATCATAGGCGTGCGGGGGCCCTCCACTCGCGGCGGCGTTTTTTATGTAACACGGCCTTGCGCGCTTGCAACTGGTCGTGCTACTTTCTTCAAGCACCCCTCAAGGTTGCTCCGGGTAGCCCGTAAGGGTCCGTAGTCCATGAGCGGGCAGGCGAAGCACGAACCTCAACCGTTCCTTCGACCCAGCCGGTCGGAGTCGCTTTTCGCGTCTGCCCCCGGCTATGGAGCACAAGATGGCTATCTCTACCGAAATCCTCAACACCACGTTCGCGGACCTCCGTGGGCCGCTCATCAACTCGTTCATCCGCTCCAATGAGCTGCTCGACGCGCTCATGAGCAAGGCTCGCATGCCCTCTGAGGGCGGCAGCCTGATCGAGCGTTCCTTCGCCGGTGGCGCTCCCGCCCGCGGCGTTGGCGTGTTCGTCGGCGACGAGCTTCTCAACATGACGCGCCGTCAGCAGACCAAGCGCTTCCAGGTCGAGCCGCACCGCATCGTGGCTGCGATCAACATCCCGAAGAAGGAGCTGCTCTTCAACAGCGGCAAGCTCGCGGTGATCCGCCTCATCGAGGAGTACCCGCAGACCACGCTTGAGGGCGCGAAGGCCGACCTCAACTCCTTCCTCCTCACCGGCGTGTCCCGTGGCCTGGTCTTCCAGACCGCCGACCTCGCGGGCTTCCTGAGCATCAACGGCGACTTCGCCGCTGGCTCGGGCACCGGCGTGACGAACGGCCTGCTCGACTTCGCCACCCCGGCGACGCAGAACCAGACCGTCCAGAGCGTCCAGAAGTCCTCGTCGTACTACCACTTCAACCAGTACGGCGCGATCACCTCTTGGGCCACCGACGGCCTCCCGACGCTCCGCAAGACCTACCGCCAGTGCGCGCACTACGCGGGTGGCATGGGCAAGGGGCCGGACCTCGTCATCATGGACGACGGCACCTACACCAACTTCGAGGACAGCCGCCTGTCCCTCGTCCGCGTCGCGCTCGTCGAGGACAAGACCGAGAAGACGAACACCCTCGGCCTTGAGCTGGGCGTCGCCAAGGTCTACTCGTCCATCGACCTGAACCCGTCCGGCGGTGGGTTCGTGACGGCGAACGCCCTCAACGGCGTCACCTACATCCTGAACACGGACTTCATCGAGATGCCCCTCATGGAGGCCCCGTCCATCACGCCGTTCACCGAGCGTGTTGGCGACCAGGACGTGGTCACCGCCATCTTCTCGATGCAGGGCAACCTCATCTGCACGAAGACCCCGGCGCAGGGCTGCGTCTCCGGCGGCGCGGTCTAATCACCGCGACGAGGTTCACCTCTTCAACTTCAAGGAGATTCCATCATGTCCTTCGCGAATAACCAGGTCTTTGGTGATGACGTCACCGTTACCTACGGCTCGGCCGTCTACCCCCTCGGCACCGAGCGCCTCGTGCTCGGTTCGCAGACGGGCGTTGGCGACCAGGTGTGGGAGTTCGTGTACAACAGCTCCGGCGTCGACATCGTCGCCAACCAGCTCCTGCGCCACGCTACCACGGCGGCGAACGGGACCGTCGCCCTCTCCGGCGGCGCGGTCAACCCGTCCTACCTCGTGGGCGTGACGCAGCACACGATCCCCGGCACCGCGACTTCGACCACCGGCCCCTACGGCTGGGTTCTCAAGCGCGGCGTGGGCAACATCAACGTGACGAACCTGTACGCGCGCGACGAGGCGCTTGTCGCCAGCGCCACCACCGGCGCGGTTGCCACCACGAACGTGGCGGCGACGGCGACCTTCGGGTACGGCCTCGGCCTGTCCTCGGGCGGCGCCGGTGTTGCGGGTGTGGCTCAGGTCTACCTGGCCATCATCTAAGGTAGCAACCCTGCTTCGGCAGGAATAGGAGGCGGGCATGGACACATCTCTCGGTGCGCTTCGTGCCCGCCTCTTCAACTTCCGTGCTTGGGACAGCACGGGCCCGACGCTGGATGGCCGCATCAAGCAGGCCATGAACACCGCGTTGGACCGCATCGCTGGCGACGTGCCAGAGGCGGTTGTCCCCGACAACGAGCACATCGTCCTGCTCCCCGACGTGGTGGGCGACGATGCCAACGTGCAGGCGTACGTTGCGGCCACGGCCGACCCCAAGGTCTTCAAGTTCGTCAACTCGTCTGGAGCGGCCATCCTGCCCGGAGCACCGTGGGTGCCCAACGTGACGGGCACGTTCGACGGGACGATGCACTTCGAGGTGACCGACGTGAACGGTCAGCTCCACCGCCGTCAGTCCCGCGAGTTCTTCGTGACGACGGACCTGCTCGGCAACATCAACGGCTACTTCGCCTCCATCGACCGGCCTTGGACGCTGGGCGGGACGGCGATGTCGTTCCGGCTGCACCAGCCCGAGTTCTTCGTCACCGACGACGTCATGCGCGTTCTGGAGCCGGGCCGCATCTTCGACGAGACGCGGCAGCAGGTCTGGGCCATCGACACCGGCGGGGCCTCCCGTCAAGACATGATCGACTTCCGCGGGCAGGACAAGGGCTACCCGTTCCGCATGTGGCGCGGACGGCACTTCCAGATCCCCGCCCCGACGCAGGCGCCGACCATCGTCCTCGACGACAAGGAGTCGTGGGTAGGCCCGGAGTGGGAAGGCACCTTCCGGTTCTGCTACACCTACGTCTGGGGACGGCGGGACCCTGAGTGGACGACCGCTCCGAGCGGAATCCGCGACCCCGTCTGGGAGTCTGCGCCCTCGCCCATCAGCGCTGCGGTGTCTCACGCGACGACGCCGGGCGCGGTCATCGACATCACGGGCGCGAACATCGACGCCATGATGGACTTCGGAGAGACGGGCACGCTGCGCTACGGCAAGAGCGGGATGCGGATTCGCATCTACGTCGCGCGCGACGCGCTGTTCACCTCGTCGGCGTACGGCACCGGCTTCGACCGGGTGGAGTCGAACGAGAAGTTCTACTTGCTGGCCGAGATCGAGCCGACGACCGGCACGTATACGTGGACCGGCAGCGCGGTGCCCGACTACCAGCGCGAGCTGAAGCACAGCACGGGCTACTACGCCTACCAAGTGTTCCCGCACCAAGACCGCCGCTACGAGATCGACCTGCGCGTCCAGCGGCTGCCGAAGGCGCTGGTCGACGACCAGGACACCGTGCCCATCCAGCGTGACGCGGTCATGTCCTACATCGAGCTGTGCCTGTACTACATCAGCCTACTCGATGGCGTGGACCAGACGGGCGCGAACGTCCATCTGAGCCGCTACAACGAGCTGGCTCGACACTTCCGCAAGCGCTACGCCAACCCCGGTGGTGCGGTCGACCCCATGCCCATCACTGGATTCACCGCTCGCTTCCGGTTCGGGAGGTTCAGGGACACGACGTGATCCTTCGTGTTATACCTTAGTGGCAACCCGAGGAGAACCTCATGGCCCTGACGAACTTCTTCCCCCGTCCCCAGCTCGGCGATGTCTTCGTGCGCCGCAACCTCAACGGCAACGAAGAGGAGGCGATGATCCTGTCCGTGCAGTACAGCACGAAGGCGGGCTCGCTCTGGCAGGCGACGATGAACACCAAGAACGGCATCGAGTTCGTGACCGGCGACGCCGAGCACCGCAACATCTACGACTGGCGCCCGCAGGGCTGGGTCTTCGATGACGCGAACGGCAACTGGTACTCGCCCGCGGACAAGGCGAAGATCGACGCCGGTCGCGCCGCCGAGGCAGCCAAGGTGGCCGTCGCCGAGCCGGAGACGAAGGACGAGTTCCTCGTCGCCGATGCTTCCGAGATCACCAACGCGATGACGCGGAAGCGCGGCCTGCCGCCGAAGCTCCCGGCGCCGCAGCTCCCCCAGGTGTAGCGCATGGCAGGCCCGGACAACCAGTCGACCCGGCAGCTCTTCATCCCCATCGGTGAAGCGCCCTCGGTCTACGCCCCGTCGAACATCGCGCAGCAGATCATCAACTTCGAGACGACGATCCGCTCCACGCTGGCGACTGTCCGTGGCCCCACTGTTTACGAGCCGACGCGCGGCGCGACGATTCCGTCCGCCGTGTTCGACGAGATGCACGGTGTCTTCCACGCCTCCCTCGTGGGTGGCGTGGCGGACATCCTGCTCGTCCGGTCTGGCGACAAGCTCTTC